TTATGCTGGGGAGTTACCTTGGCATGGGTTAGGTGTACCTGTATCAAATGATATGAGTGCATACGAAATGATGGAAGCAGCACAGTTAAACTGGACTGTTAAGAAAGTACCAATGTTTAGATTAAATAATAGTGCTATTGAACAAGATAATCTAAATCAATATCATGGTGGTATGTTAATAAAGAATAAGATGGCACTGATAAGAGAAGAAGATAACACTGAACTAGATGTAGTAGGTAAGAACTGGCATCCTGTTCAGAATCAAGAAGCCTTTGATTTCTTTTATGATTGGGTCGAAGAAGGGAAGATGGAAATGCATACAGCTGGTTCATTAAGTAATGGCAAGATAGTATGGATACTTGCTAAAGTTAATGAAACATTTGAGGTGGTTAAAGATGATGTCGTTGAAAGTTATATGTTGTTTACTAATCCTCATTCATTTGGTACTTCTCTCAATGTCAGGTTTACGCCAATCAGGGTGGTTTGTAATAATACTTTACAGCTTGCTCTTGGTAGTAACAATAATGGTATACGCTTAGACCATACTAAAAAGTTTGACCCACACATGGTTAAAGATGCACTTGGGTTAGCTTCTAATAGTATGATAGAATATAGTAACCAAGCTAAACATCTTGTTAATAAAATGAGTACTAAAGAAAGCAGAGATGAATACTTTAGTAAGTTATTTCCTATGACACATTATGAAGAAGAAGTTAAAGGTTATGTGCGTAGTAAAAAAGCAGCTTATGCTAATAGATTACATAACAATGGTACACCTGGTGCAGGACTAGTTAAAGATTCTTGGTGGGATACATTTAATACAGTTACATATATGTATGACCATAAGCTAGGTAAAAGTAATGCATCTAGAGTAAGAAGTTCTTGGTATGGTGACGCAAGTAAGTATAAACAAGAAGCGTTAACTAAAGCATTACAGTATGCTGATGTAGCTTAACATTTAAAACGAACTATCGAGTTCTTTTTTACTTTTAGAAAAGAACTCATAGTTCTTATAATAAATTATTAAAAGGAGATTGACATGGGAACATGGCACGTAGATAAAGACAAACTAAAACAAATACTTACTAAACCTATTAAGAATAAAGATGGTAATGATAAGCTTGGTGATGGACTAGGTGATGATAGCTTTTTTGATTTCTTATATTACTTAAATGAAAACCATGGAGAAAATTATATAATTAATACAGCAGTAATAGATTGGTTAGCTACACCTGATAGAGAAAAACTAGTATGGTTGCAGCCATCAGATGTTGATGACATAAAAAATAATACTGTTACGTATAAGTATGGTAAACCTACTACATCACCTAGCTTATTAGAGAATATAGAGAATGCAATAGAAGATAAAATCTTACCACAAATAGGTGCAATATCAGGAGATAAAAAATGAATACAAGTGAACAATATAAAAATGCAATGGCAAAGCATTATAAACAATTAATAGGTCATACTATTACAGAGTATGTTTTAGATGATAAAGATGCAGACATAGAACCTTTTCCAATTTTGATTACAAAATATAAAGGTAAAGAATATCAAGTTGTAGTTAGTCGTGACCCAGAAGGAAATGGTGGAGGGTTCTTAGAGATTCAATTAATTAAAAACTAATAAAGGAGATAAAGATGAGTAAAAGATTTAATCAAATAGAAACACAACACTTTGCATCTTTAGTAAAAGAAATAAATATATCTAAATATTCTCAGAAAGAATTTAGAGATACAGTAGAAGAAATATATATGTGTATCTTTAGACATAATACTAAAGGAGAATATGTAATAGAAACTATGCCTTATGATAGAACTAATTGGAAAGTTTATAAAGATAATCAAACTGTTGAGGAAGCATTAAAAATAATAAAGGAAACTTAAATGAAATGGACAGTTACTATTACGCTTAACTTTAAAAGAAAACCTACTACTAAAGATGTACATTTTAAGTTGTTTGATTTCTTAATGAGTAGAAAAAAAGATTATATACTAATACGTAACAATAACAAGGAGAATAAAAATGAACAATAGAGAAAAATTAATACAGTTAATGGAAGCATTAGTAGGAGATAATGCTGCACAAAGATATACACATAATGAGATACTTGAATATGTTTCTGATTTAAAAGATAAAGAACAAAAATCTGATAAGTATACATACATATATGGAGATGAATGTCCTGATATATGGAACAGTTTAGGTTTTACTATACATGATGATGACGATAGAATTAAATTACAGTTTGTTAAATATGAAGAGAGAGGTAGCTATGATTAAATATGAATATGAAATAATAAAAACAAATAAAAATGTAGATAGATATATTGTAACTTCTACTGATAAATTATCTATTGATGAGTTAGAAGAATATGTACGAGAGAAATGTTTATTTGTAGGACAATCTAAAAAAATTAAATTAGATAATTTAGAAACAGAAACTACATACATAGGTAGAGATGTTATACTATCTGAAGAATCTTTTAATGTAGTTAATGGACATGGAGATATAAATCATGAAGACTAGAATACATATTAACCAACACGTTATTAAATCTAATCACAAGAATGATAGAAGAGACCCAGTAATTACTGTTAAGACTTATAATAGTAATACATATGCTCACGAAGTAAAGATACTAGGTGAGAGTAAAGTTATATACAGTCCTGATAAGCCTTTGTCTTGTGGTGCTAAGGTCTGGATAGAAACAGATGCAGAAGTAGTTGTACTGCCCAGGTCAGCAGTAGGTAAAAATGATAATAAAATAAAGGAGAATAACAAATGAGTAAGTATACATATGGCTTTGAAGAATGGTCACAAGATACACGAAGTTATACTATTAAAAGTAATAGAAAATTAACAAGAGAAGAAATAAGTTTTGTAGTTTCTGAAGCAGATGTAAATTATTCTGAAGAAGGAACAACACATAAGATTCCATTATATGATAGTCTTGTTGTATTAGTTGAATATCATGGTAATGAATGGGGTAATTCAGATTGTGAGATAACATATGGAGGAGGAGATTTAAAAGATGGATAAAGAAACTGAACGTAAACGTAGAATGAAACGTACTGGTCACTGGTTCGCACCAGCAGAAAAAGATAAGACACTCTGGTTAAACTATATCTTTCCAATTGTATTAGTTATATCATTGATATGCTTAATACTAGTACGTAATTAAAATAATTATTTTATATTATTAATATATATGCTATACTTAAATAGCATTACTACAGGAGAATAATAATGAATGTTAAAGATGCTTATGTTATAGCTCACGCTAGTCCTTTTGAAGATGAGTTACCTGACTATTTAGTAGATGATTTTCAAATGCCAATGAAGTTTAAATCTATTGAAGAAGCTACTTCTTTTATATTAAGTATAGCACCAATAGATTTTGATTTAAATTCTAGCTCAATTAAAATATATAGGATACATTAATATGACACAGCAAAGAGAAGACTTATATAAAAAGAATATTAAAGACTTACAAGAACAACTGAGCAGAGCTCATATAAGAATAAAAGTATTAACAGAAGAACTACATTACTTACGTAGAAAAATAAACCCAGAAGCCACGTTTTCTGGTGGTATTAGCTGGGCAGAAAAGGATATAAAACATGATGACTAATACGAATGAACAGTGCTCATTAACTCCAGAAGAACATTGGAACTTACATCAAGGAGTTTGGAAAACTATGGGATGTGATATGGTATTGTATTCTAAATTTTCTAAAAATAAATATTCTTATGTTGACAAGAATAATAAATATAAATATACTTATTATACTAAAGATAAGAGAATAGAAAGAGTAAGGTGGATACATGAGCACAAATCTCTGGGATAAAGAAAGAAATAGAATGTTCTGGACTTTTGTTAAAGAGTATCAAGAAGAAGGTTATACTAAACAAGAAGCTAAGAAGTTAGCTAAGAAAGAAGTTAATGAAGTTATGGAAGATAAAACTAGTTTTGTTAACGAACTATATAGAACTGTATTGGATAATAATGATTAGGAGATAAAATAAAATGAACGATAAAATGAACGATAAAGTAATTAAACAAGGAGCATGTAGTAACTGTAGTTCAAGTGATGCAAATACATTATATGAAGATGGACACTGGTACTGCTTTTCATGTAACACTTATACACCACCAGAAAGGAAACAAATGAACAATAATAATAATATAACACCTGCACCTATAAGAGGTGTAGTTAAAACTAATTTTACAGAAGGACATACTGAAGCACTACATGATAGAAGAATAAATAAAGAAACCTGTAGTAAGTTTAATGTTGCTGTACGTAAAGACAATGACAATAATATTACACAACATATATATAAATACTATGATAGTAATAATTCACATGTAGCATCTAAGGTACGTAACACTAAAGAGAAAGAGTTCTGGGCTGAAGGTTCTATATCTACAGCAGGTCTCTTCGGACAAAACTTATTTGCAGCAAGAGGTAAGTTTGTTACTATCACTGAAGGTGAAATAGATTGTATGTCTGCTTATCAAATGATGGGTGCTAAGTGGGCTTGTGTTTCTGTTAAGACAGGAGCAGCAGGTGCAGTAAGAGATTGTAAAGCATCTTATGAATACTTAAATAAGTTTGAAACAATTATAATTTGTTTTGATAATGACGAACCAGGTAAAGCAGCAGCATCTAAAGTAGCTCAACTCTTTGAACCTAATAAGTGTAAGATTATGCGTTTAGATTACAAAGATGCTAATGAATATGCACAAAGAGGAGAAAGTAAAAAGTTCTTAGATGCATGGTGGGATGCAGATGTATATACACCAGCAGGTATTATTAATCTTAAATCATTACAAAGTTCTTTATATGAAGAACAAAAGAATGATACATGTTTGTATCCTTGGCAAGCTCTTAATGATAAGACTTATGGTATGAGAACAGGTGAGTTAGTTACTTTTACTGCAGGTGCAGGAATGGGTAAGTCATCAGTAACAAGAGAACTAATGCATCATATACTTACTGCTACTAATTCTAATATAGGTGTCTTAGCATTAGAAGAAAACATTAAGAAAACTGCATTTAATATTATGTCTGTTGAAGCAGGTGCTAGATTATATATTAAAGAAATTAGAGACCAACATACAAGAGAACAATTAAAAAAGTGGGAAGATGCTACTATAGGAACTGGTAGGTTCTATGCCTTTGACCACTTTGGTTCTATACATAATGATGAAATACTAAATCGTGTACAATACATGGCTAAAGCTTTAGATTGTAAATGGATTATCTTAGACCATCTATCTATTTTAGTTAGTGGACAAGAGGGAGATGATGAAAGAAAGTCTATTGATATTCTTATGACTAAGTTAAGAAGTTTAGTTGAACAGACAGGTGTAGGTTTATTATTAGTATCACATCTAAGAAGACCAACAGGTGATACAGGTCACGAAAATGGTAGAGAAGTTACACTGTCACATCTTAGAGGTTCAGCTTCTATTGCACATCTTAGTGATTGTGTTATTGCTCTTGAACGTAATCAACAAGCACATGATTCTATGACAGCTAATACAACTATGCTTCGTATCTTAAAGAATAGATATACAGGTGATACAGGAGCAGCAGGTAATTTACTTTATGATAGAGCAACAGGTAGATTAAAAGAGCTTAAAGATAATAAGCTTGACGATACTAATCAATTTGATGTAGGAGATTAAAATGAATGTCTTATCTTTGTTTGATGGAATGTCTTGTGGACAATTAGCTCTTAATAAAGCTAATATAAAATACAATAATTATTTTACAGCCGAAATAGATAAGTTTTGTATTCAAGTAACTAAATTAAATTATCCTGATACAATTAATTTAGGTGATGTTTCTCATATAGATTTCAGTGCAAATTTTCCTTTTTTTGATTTATTATTAGGTGGTTCTCCTTGTCAAGGCTTTTCTAATGCAGGTAAAAAATTAGGATTTAAAGATAAAAGAAGTCAATACTTTTTTGATTATGTTAAAATTAAAAATAAATTAAAACCAAGTTGGTTTTTATATGAGAATGTTAAGATGAAAAAAGAATATGAAAATATTATATCTAAAGAATTAGGTGTTAAACCAATAGAAGTTAATAGTAATTTAGTATCAGCACAAAATAGAAAAAGATTATATTGGACTAATATATCTTTTAAAATACCTAAAGATAAAAATATTTTATATAAAGATATAAAAGAAAAAAATGTAAATGATAAATATTATTATTCTAATAAGATGTTAGATTGGATTCATAGACATAGTAAAAGAAAAAATAAAAAATTAAGAATACAAAAAGATAATGAGAAAGTTCAGATGATAGAAGGTTCACATGGAAAAGGTTGTAGTTCTCAAAGATTTTTTGGAATACCAGATAAAAAAGGATTAAGATATATTACACCATTAGAATGTGAACGAGCACAAACAGTTCCTGATTTTTATACAGCAAGTGTTAGTAAAACTCAACGATATAAAATGTTAGGAAATGGGTGGACAATAAATGTAATTGCACATATACTTAAAAATATAAATAAATAAAGAGAAAATAAAATGAAATATATTATTCCAGAAGAACCTAGTGAAAATCCAGATAGAATAAAAATGTGGAAACACTATTGTAATGTTGAAGATAGTTTAATGGAAATAGGTGAAGGAGAACCTTGTAACTGGTGTGGAAAGGAGGAGAAAGATGGCAGCTATAGTTGATATAGAAACAAATGGTTTTAAGAATGAAGCTACTCAAATACATTGTATTGTAGCTAAGTGTCCTAAGACTAATACGATTAAACATTGGGTACAAGAAGAATGTAAAGACTTTAAAGATTGGAGTAAGAACATTGATACATTTATAATGCATAATGGTTTATCTTTTGATGCACCTTTATTAAATAAATTTACTGGTTCGTCTATTGAATCTAATCAGATAAGAGATACTCTAATAGAATCACAACTCTTTAATCCTATAAGAGAAGAAGGACATGGACTAAATGCATGGGGAAAGAAGTTAAGATTTGAAAAAGGAGATATGGATTCTTTTGATACGTATTCTCCTGATATGCTTACGTACTGCACACAGGATGTAAACTTAACTCATAAAGTAATGAATGAATTAGATAAAGAGAAAAGTAAATTTTCTAATGAATCTATAGAACTAGAAAAAAAAGTTAGAGTTATTATAGATAAGCAAGAAGAGAATGGATTTACTTTAGATTTAAGAAAAGCAACTACACTTAAAGCATCCTTAGAAGATGAAGCTAATAGTTTATCTAATGAAGCTACAGAAATATTTCCACCTACAGAAGTTCAACTTAAAACTAAAGTTAAATATATACCTTTTAATATTGGTAGTAGAAAACAAATAGCTGAACGTTTAATAGAAAAAGGATGGAAACCTAAACTTAAAACTGATAAAGGTAATGTAATAGTAAATGAAGAAGTATTAAATAATATTGATATGAAAGAAGCTAAAATGTTTTCAAGATATTTACTACTACAAAAAAGAGTGTCACAAATTAAATCCTGGATAGAGTTATGTGGAGATGATAACAAAGTACATGGTAGAGTAATGACATTAAAAACTGTTACAGGACGTATGGCACACAATTCTCCGAACCTTGCTCAAGTACCTGCTACCTATTCTCCTTATGGTAAAGAATGTAGAGATTGTTGGACAGTATCTGACTCTTCTAAGTATACATTGGTAGGTACTGATGCGAGTGGTTTAGAATTAAGATGTCTAGCACATTATATGAATGATGCTAAATTTACTAATGAGTTGTTAACAGGTGACATACATACAGCTAATATGAAGATGGCAGGTTTAACTAATAGAGACCAAGCTAAAACATTTATATATGCTTTTTTATATGGAGCAGGTGCAGCTAAAATAGGTAAAGTTGTAGATGCAGGTGCTAAACAAGGACAAATATTAGTTAACAGATTCTTAACTAATATGCCTGCTCTTGCAGCATTACGTGATAATGTACAAGAAGCTTCTATAAAAGGAGTTATTAAAGGATTAGATGGTAGAGTCTTTCAAATACGTAGTCCTCATAGTGCTTTAAATACTTTACTACAAGGAGCAGGTGCTATTGTTTGTAAACAATGGTTAGTATGTATGATGGATATGATTACTGCTTCTGGTATTGATGCTCACTTAGTAGCATCTGTTCATGATGAATATCAATTTGAAGTTAATCATAAAGATGTACAAAAGTTTGGACAGATAAGTAAAGAATCTATTAAACAAACAGAACAAATATTAAAACTTAATTGTCCTTTAGATAGTGAGTGGAAGGCAGGATTAACATGGGCAGCAACACATTAAAACCAAAGATACAAGATAGAAAGAAATTTGATTTAGACTTAAAGTATGGTCTAGTTAAAGAGAAGATTGTAGCAGACATGTTACAAGATAAGAAGATAGAAGTGAAATCAGAAAGAGGTATGTGGTTAAAGACAGGTAACATAGCAATAGAATATGAAAGCTATGGTAAACCTAGTGGTATAGCAGCTACTGAATCAGACTATTGGTTTCATAATCTATGTATAAATGAAGACGTATATGCAACATTAGTTTTTAAAACTGATATGCTTAGACGTATTGTAGAACAAACAACTAATAAGAAAACAGTATCTGGTGGAGACCATAATGCAAGTAAAATGTATCTAATGAATATCCAGAATATTTTTTCTTCAGATATTATTAAAAAAAGTATTGACAATAATAATTAAATATATAATAATAAATTTATTAATAACAAAAGGTACATGATTATGTATCTTATAACAGTAAAAAGGAGTTAATTAAATATGACAGTTATAACAGGAAAAGCTTATTGGGCATCCATTACATCACCTAATACAACATTTGATGCAGATGGTGTGTGGACTCTTGATGTTTGTAACTTAGATAAAAAGAACATTGAAATGGTTAAAGCTGATGGACTTACTATTAAGAACAAAGGTGATGACCGAGGAGATTTTGTAACAGTAAAAAGAAAAGTGAAAAGAAAAGATGGTAATGAGAATGCTGCACCTATTGTAGTAGATGCTCAAAAGAGACCTCTTATCAATACACTAATAGGAAATGGTTCCTTAGTTAATGTACTATACTCTACATACGATTGGGAGTTTAAAGGTAGAAAAGGTACATCAGCTGATTTAAAATCAGTACAAGTAACAGACCTTGTACCTTATGATTCAGGACCACAAGAAGATTTTGATGTAGTTAAAGATGGATATACATCAAATGAAGATACTTCTGCAGCTTTTGCATAATTCCTAACTGAAGGGATAGGGAGTAGTTTTAGTTCATTTTACTACTCCCTTTTTTTACACATGAAAAACATTGATACATTAGTAGAAGATATTTATAGACTATTTGATTTAGCAAACAAACCAAACTTATCTAAGACAGAAGCAAATAAAATACTAGAACAATTAGGAAAAGAAATAAAAGAATGTCTTTTTGATTATCTATATAATGAACCTAGAGGAAAAAATAATTTAAGATTATCTGCTATAGGAAAACCAGACAGACAACTATGGTATGATATGAAGAACACTAATAAAGAAAAACAATTTACACCTGCTACTAGAATAAAGTTTTTATATGGACATATGTTAGAGTCTTTACTTATAGCTTTAACTAAACTAGCAGGACATACTGTTACGGAAGAACAGAAAGAAGTTAAAGTACAAGGTGTTGTAGGACATCAAGACTGTAGAATAGATGGAGTATTAGTTGATGTTAAGAGTGCATCAGCTTCTTCTTTTAAAAAATTTAGTCATGGTACATTAAGAGAAGAAGACCCTTTCGGTTACATAGCACAGATATCAGCTTATGCTGATGCTCATGGAGATAAAGAAGCTGCTTTCTTTGCTATTGATAAACAGAATGGTTCACTTGCTTTACTTAAACTACATGATATGGAGATGATAAATGCTAAAGATAGGATTAAACACCTTAAAAAAGTTGTGGTACAAGATATTAAACCTCAGAGGTGCTACCCTGATGTACCTGATGGTGTTAGTGGTAACTTTAAACTTTCGATTGGTTGCGTATACTGCTCTTATAAAAGAGAATGTTGGGCTGATGCTAATGAGGGTAAGGGACTACGTGGTTTTAAATATTCAAAAGGCATTAGACATCTTACACAAGTTAAAAAATTACCTAATGTCGAAGAAGTAAATGTTTCGTAGTAAGTCAGAAGAAAAGATATACAACTTACTTATAGATAAAAAGATAGCTCATGAATATGAAAAAGGTAAAATAGAATACGAATGGTTAGAACATAAAAGATATATTCCAGATTTTATATTAAAAGAAAATGGAATTATATTAGAAGTTAAAGGTAGATTCGTAAGAGAAGATAGAAAGAAACATTTGTTTATAAAAAAACAAAAACCAGAATTAGATATAAGATTTATATTTGATAATCCAAAAGCTAAATTATATAAAGGTGGTAAGATGACTAATGCAAGTTGGTGCATCAGACACAATTTTAAATATTGTTCTTTAAGAGAAGGGATACCTGAAGAGTGGATTAATGAAAGAAAAACAAGAAATACTATACACAGAATATTTGCAGAAATCATTTAGTGATTGTCCTACTGAAAGACTTTTATTCTTATCAGTAATACTTCAAGCATTACTAGATGCAACAAAACCTGAAGCATCTAATGAAACTGAAATAAGTATTGTAGCTAGAGACCAAGCTAAAGGATGGTTTTTTTCTACTGTAGGTGTTACTTGTTCTAACTTTGAATACATATGTGATAGTGCTAACTTAGATTCTAAATATGTTAGAGGATTTGCATATAAAGTTTTACAATCAAAAGAAGTTAAGTATGTAAGAAAAAGAATTAATAAGTTGTTATCTAAATGAGTTGACTATGAATGTACTAATGTTATACTTCAATTCAAGTTATGATGTTAATATATTTTTTTTACTAGTAGGAATATGTATAGGGTTACTAATTGTTTTAGTAGCCTATTTTTTATCAAAATTATAAAAGGAAAATAAAATGGGACAAATGGATGATGCAATAAGAGAAACAGTTAAAGATAAAAAAGATTTTAATAAAACAAATTTAAAAGAAGTTGCTATAAGAGGTAAACAAGTAGGAGGAAATCATTATAAAAATTTAAAGATTCAACCTGTAGATTATATTGTAGCAAACAATTTAACTTTTTTAGAAGGAAATAGTATTAAATATATAACAAGAGCTAGGCATAAAAATAAAGGTAGAAATGTAATTGAAGATTATGAAAAAGGAATTCACTGTCTACAGTTAGCAATAGAAAAATATAAGGAGCAGTTTAATAATGAGTAATTATTTACCTACAGACTATCAAACATTTATACATGCATCTAGATATGCACGTTGGTTACCTGATGAAGGTAGAAGAGAAAGCTGGATTGAAACAGTATCTAGGTTTAGTAATTTTATGCAAGGACATTTAGATAAAAACTTAGGTGTAGTATTACCTCCTGAAGTATGGAGAAGAATAGAAGATAGTATTATAGGACTACAAGTTATGCCTTCAATGAGAGCATTAATGACAGCAGGTCCAGCACTAGAAAGAGAAAACATATCAGGATATAATTGTTCTTATGTACCTATAGATAGTCCTCGTTCTTTTGATGAGATACTTTATATACTTATGAATGGTACAGGTGTAGGTTTTTCTGTTGAAAGAGAAGGAGTTTCTAAACTACCTACTATACCTGATAGAGAGTTTGAACATACAGAAGATGTAATATCTATAGCTGATTCTAAAGAAGGATGGGCTAGAGCATTTAGAGATTTAATATCTTTTCTTTATACTAATAGAGTACCTAAAATAGACCCAAATAAAATAAGACCTGCAGGTGCAAGATTAAAAACATTTGGAGGAAGAGCTAGTGGTCCTCAACCATTACTTAATTTAATTGATTTTACTATTAATAAATTTAAAGAAGCTAAAGGTAGAAAGTTATCTTCTATGGAGTGTCACGATATTGTATGTAAAACAGGTGAAGTTGTAGTTGTTGGTGGTGTACGTAGGTCAGCTCTTATATCTCTATCTAATTTATCAGACCAGAGATTAAGAGTTGCTAAGTCTGGTGCTTGGTGGGAGACAAATCCTGAAAGAGCATTAGCTAATAACTCAGTAGCTTATACAGAGAAACCTGATGTAGGTATTTTTATGAAAGAATGGTTAGCTTTATATGAAAGTAAATCAGGTGAACGTGGTATCTTTAGTAGAGTATCAGCTCAAGCAAAAGCTAAAGAGAATGGTAGACGTAAATCAGACTATGCATTTGGTACTAATCCTTGTAGTGAAATTATACTTAGACCTAATCAGTTTTGTAACTTAACTGAGGTAGTATGTAGACCTACTGATACAGTAGAAACATTAAAGAATAAAATAGAAGTAGCTACTATATTAGGTACAATACAAGCTACACTTACTAACTTTGGTTATCTAAGAAAGAGATGGAAAGATAATACAGAAGAAGAAAGATTACTTGGTGTATCATTAACAGGTATTATGGATAATAGTATACTATCTAGAATGAGAAGTACGTTACCAGAAACACTACAAGATATGAAACAAAAAGCTGTAACAGTAAACAAAGAGTGGTCAGAGAAGTTAGGCATACCACAATCAACAGCTATTACTTGTGTTAAACCTTCAGGCACAGTTAGTCAGTTAGTAGATAGTGCTAGTGGTATTCATGCTAGACATAATCCTTATTACATAAGAACAGTTAGAGGAGATAAGAAAGACCCACTAACAGAATTTATGAAAGACCAGGGTATACCTTGTGAAGATGATGTAATGCAGCCAAATAATTCTGTATTTTCTTTTCCTATGAAAGCAGATTCTAATGCTGTATTCAGAGATGATATGACAGCTATAGAACAGCTAGAGATATGGAAGTGTTATGCAGAGCATTGGTGTGAACATAAACCTTCAGTAACTATATCTGTTAAAGAACATGAATGGATTAACGTAGGTAATTGGTGTTGGGATAACTTTGATGCACTATCTGGTATATCTTTCTTACCTTTTTCTGACCATACATATCAACAAGCACCTTATCAAGACATAGATAAAGCTACATATGAAGAGCTTGCAGCTAAAATGCCAAAGAATATTAACTGGTCTGAGCTTAGTAAGTTTGAGAAAGAAGATACAACAAAAGGTTCACAAGAGTTAGCATGCACTGCAGGTTCATGTGAGCTAGTAGATATATAAATATTTGTTGACTTTAATATCTAAATGATTTATAATTAGAACACTACAATATTATATACAGGAGATAGCATGAGGATAAGAAAAGAAATGACTAATACAGTATACATTGGTTATGATTCAAGAGAACATACAGCTTATGAAGTTTTAAAGTTTTCAATAGAAAGAATAGCAACTAAAGGTGTACGTGTTGTACCAATTAAAAAAGATGTTGTTTCAAGAATGGGATTATATACTAGAAAATCTAACTCAATAGGAGGACAATCTTTTGATGAAATAGATGGTAGACCTTTCTCTACTGATTTTAGTTTTACTAGATTTCTTGTACCACATTTAAATATGTATCAAGGTTTAGCTTTATATATGGACTGTGATATGTATATTAGAACTGATATAACAGAATTATTTGA